AAAGCGCAGGACGTCGCGGGGGAAATCGACCCCGGGTGGATGAAGCAGGTGAATGGGACCTCTGAGGTCCTGGGCAAAGTCCGGGAAGCGCTGAAGGTCACCGGAGAGACGGACGTTGTCCAGGTCGCCACCGAAGCCGCGAAAGAGCGGGAAACCCTAGCCAAGGTTCGCCAAATGCTGGGGGCGACCGGGGAGATGGACGTCGTCAAGGTGGCCGAGGAAGCAGCGCAGGCCGTGAAAGAGGCCAAGAAGACGGCATTCGAGGCAATGGTCAATGAGGTCGTTTCCCAGAAGGTCACGGGTGAGATGGCCCAGGCTCTGGTAAAGCGGATGCTCAACCTGCCCGAGACTGCTACCAAGGAGCAGGTGGCTGGCGAGATCGATAAGATCCTGGCTGATCCGACAGTCAAAGAGGCTATTGGCCGGTTCTACCTCGACAAGCCGCCGGTTGTCGGTAACACGAACCAGCAGCAGCCGACCGGACTGCGGGTTAAGCGCCAGGCGATCTGACCCACTGGAGGTGTAAGCGATGGGACGCAAAGTTAGCGATGGGCTTTCGATCAAGATGACTGTCCCCGAGAACACCACGATTGAGCAGGGGAAGTTCTACGTCCTGGACGGATTCCTCGGGATGGCGGTCCAGAGCGTGACCACCGGGCCGGGGCAGACCAGTCAGGTGGTGCTGAATATCGAAGAGGCCGAATACGAGACGAGCCAGATCAACGCGACGGACGCTTTCAACAAGGGCGACAGGGTGTACTGGGATGCAACCAACAAGGTCTTCACCACCAGCGACGGCGCTGGCAGCAATCGGTTGGTTGGTATCGTCACCGAACCCAAGGATGCCAATAACGTGATCTGGTTCAAGCTCGGACCGCAGGTCTGAGCCTTTGGAGGTGAGCTAGATGAAGGTTATCAGCATTGAAGACCTTAGGGCCGAGCGCCGCCGCCAGACAGTGGAGGTTGACGTCCCCTATGTCGCCCCTGGCGGAAAGCCTGCGACGGTCAAGAAGCGGATCGTCAACGGTGAAATGGAGACCTACGAGCTGACCAAGCCCCTCGGGGAAATGCTGGTCACTCCCGCGGGTCTCCAGGAGGTAGTCCAGAAGACGGTGATCGACCTGGAGCTGGGCCGTGAGGCTGTACCGCTCCTTTACCAGCCGATCTACCGTCGGATCGAAGACCCCAACTTTACCGAGTACGTCGATGTAGCTCCGTTCGTAGGGGCGCAGATCGTGTTCCTTGAGCACCTGGAGCTGGAGGAAGTGCGCTTCGGGGCTCGGAGGATCGGTCCGAAGGATACCGTGCCGATTATCACCTACGCGGCTGGCTGGCAGATCACCGAGGATATGCGGGTCTATGACAAGACCTGGCAGCTTGCGGAGACGAGCCGGGCGATGGGCGAGGCATACAACGCACTTCTGAACCACATCCACCTTGCCCCGATTCTGGGCTACGCCTACGCGGCCAAGAACAAGACCGCAGCGGATACCACGGGGGCGACCTACCGGGAGAAGCTGCGTAACACGATCAAGGCGGCCATGATCCACGCCTCGCAGGACAAGAACACCAGCACCGGCGCGCCGCGCCGGCCGAACATCCTGCTGGCCCACTCCAGCAAGCGGTGGGACATCGAAGAGGTCCTGCAGCGGATGGTCATCGGCGGAACGGAGTACCCGGCTGTAAGCGGAATCGACACTCTAATCTTCTACGACGGCTGGAGCGTGACCGTCGGCGAGAAGACCTACACCTACCCGGGCTGCGACCCCGACAAGGCATACCTGATCGAGGGTCAGAGGTATTTCCGGGAGCTGGTCAAGCACGACCTGCTTGTAGACAGCTCCGGGGCTGACCTTTCCCGCCTGGTTGAGCAGGAGATCGTGGGCCGCGCCCGCCGGGGAGTCGTCGCCTATCCTGCCGACGCCGTGGAAGAGATCACCCTGCCTGCCGTTTGAGGCGGTGAGCGGGAATGGTTAGGTGTGCAGACTGCGCCCGGTTTCCTTGGAAGCCGGGCGTAGATCTTTCTATGCTCCCGATGATGCGGTGTAGCCCCAAGCTCCCGGCGCGACGCTGGACCAACGAAGGGGTGCTTGCTGAGACCACCTGCCAGGAGTTTGTAGCGCGCGAGGTGAGAGACGATGACGCCAACAGCGGAACTGAGAGCCCGCCTCCGCAAGCTGCTGAACGAGCAGATACCGGTAGGAGGAACCGAAGGCGACACCAGGTTCACGGATAGTGACCTGGACGCCCTGCTCACCGAGAGCCAGAACCTGTACGGGGCGGCTTCAGCAGGGTGGACTATGAAGGCTGGGATGCTGTCTCAGGAACTCGGGCAAATCGAGCAATACAGCATTGGTGCTGAGTCCTACAAGGTGGTTAACCTGCAAACGGCCATCAATGGAGCGCTTGCGATGGCCAAACAGTATGCGGACATGGCCAGAACCACAGGGGGCGTAGTCCTTAGAATCACTCCTCCGGAGGTGCTCTAGGATGACCCTATCGGAGATGCGCCGCCAGCACCTCCGCTGGCTGATAGCCCAAAACCCGACCGTGATCACGATCCAGCGGATTGAGAAGCTCGAAAGGAACGGGGGGCTGGCCGAGGTCAAGACCGCGCATGGCCCTTATACCGTCCGAATCTTCCCGGCAAGCAGCCGAGTACCGCAGGAAGTCGCCGGAATACCGGGCACGAAGCAGGTGGTCCGGTCGTGGGCGCTGATAGCGGACGACGAGGCGGACATCCAGGCTGGCCCTCGAGTTCAGGACCAGTTCGACGCCCCGGGGCTGGGGCGTTTCGTCGTTAGGGTGGTATACCCGCAGATAGCCCTCGGTGAGCGAGTTGGTTTGCAGGCGGATCTTGAGAGGGTGAGCTAGGATGGCCGGAATGAGCCTGGCGCGGGATATATCCGACATGCTGGACCGGAAGCGGGCGGCGGCCTATGCCCTGCTCCAGAACTGGTCAGGACACCTCGAGGGATATGCCAAGGAGAACGCCCCCTGGACTGACCGAACCAGCCATGCTCGCCAGGGGTTGCATTCCGGCGTGGAGCTGCGTGGAAAGAGCTTCGTTCTCTACCTGAGCCACGGGGTCGAGTACGGTATCTGGCTGGAGATCGCAGCGAAGCCCAAGGAGCTACGCGAGGTCCTTTGGGATAAGCCGGGGCCCTATGCGATAGTCGAGCCGACGATGCGACTCTTTGAGCCACGCGTGAAGGCCAGCATGAAGGAGCTGTTCCGGAAATGAGGGCGGCCATCCGAAATCGGTTGATCGCAGCGGTCAGCGCAGTCGAAGGCCGGGTCTACGAGCCCCAGGCTGCAGGTATAGAGACCGCGAAGCCCTTCCTGGTGATCCGTCAGGGAATCGAAACCGAGGAGAGCGACTGGGCCGGCTTTCGTCGGATCATCGAGGTTTGGCCAGTTGTTAGCCGCACCAGCTTTCAGGAAGTTGACACCCTGGCAAGACAGGTTACTGACGCCCTTGCCGGGCAGCTCCTTACCACGGAGTCCGGCGAGGTCTTCACCGTCCTCTACCTGGGTACTACCGGGGAGGACATGGTGGCCCAGGAGTGGGACGCCATTACCCGGGGGCTGAGGTTTTCAGTTCTGGCGCTTCAGCCGGTCGGCACGACCGAGACCTTTCCCTCTGACTCCTGGGTAGAGGCGCTGGCGGCTTGGACGCAGCAGACCCTGGGTCAGGACTGGACTCTGTATCGTGACCGCTGGCCGATGGGGTACAGGCAACCGGCGGTCCTCTGGCGGCTGGTCAGCAGCCAGGTCATGCACGCTGCGCGGGCGACCTTCAAGGTTACGAAGCAGCTACAAGCCCATGTCATTGGTCAGACGGTCAACCAACAGAACTCTGGCGCGACTGCGATAGTGGAGGGGCTAGGGCAGGCCATAAAGCTGCCCTTGAACGAGCCCGTCGGAGCTTACCTCACTGTCGCCGACGCCCGGGCGGACTTCAGGAATGAGGCTCTGACGACCGGCCAGGTGACCGTAGAGCTTTTCCGGTTCACCGCCCGCCCGACCGAGGAGATACCGTTCATCACCCGCGTTTACCCGCGGGGTTTCTGGAGGTGAGAGCATGGCGAAGGAACGAGTGACAGAGACGAGGGCGTCCACCTATCCGCGCCAGGAGCTGATAGCCCGGGCCCGGGAGATCTTCGGGGTAGCTCCCGAGGTGGTTGCTGGAGCACTGGTGGCTAACACGAAACCGGAACTGACGATAGCGGAAGTGCAGAAAGCTGTAACGGCTTTCCTGGCTACGAAGCCGCACTAAGGAGGGAGTAGCAGATGGCTGGCGGGATTTGGAGTCCGACCGATAAGAAAACGAGGCCCGGCTTTTACCTCAACTTCGTGAGTGCCGGGACAGCAGCCATCACCAGTGGGGCGCGAGGGATCATCGCCATCCCCGTGAAGGCCGACTGGGGGCCAGCGAAGGAAGTAGTCGAGATCAACAGTGAAGCCCAGCTTGCCGAGACCTTTGGCAAGAGCGTGACGGCAGAACTGACTGCCTACCAGACGGGGCTAATGGCATTCCTGGGCGGCGCAAGGACGGTACTGGTGTATCGACTTGCCAGCTCCGAGGCAGCCCCGGGAAGCCTGTCCCTGCTGGACTCTGCTGATGCCCCCATGATCAACCTTGTGACCCGTTATCCGAGCGCAAGGCAGTTTAATGTGACAGTCCGGGCTAACCCGGCCACGGGCACGAAGCAGGACCTGCTCCTCTACGAGGGAACGGCCTTGCTCCGGACCTTCACCTTCCCGACCGGCTCTGCCGCTGAGATCGTCAACGCGATCAACAGCGACCCGGGAAACAAGTGGGTCACGGCGACGAAGACCGCAGACGGGACTGGCACTCTCAAAGAAGTCAGCGGGCAGGCATTCGCTAGCGGGAACAACGGGCTGAACGGGATCACTAACAGCGACTACGTAGCGGCGATGGAGGCGTTCGAGGCCAGGAACTTCGACCTCTTCTGCCTCGACGGGACTTCCGAGGCGACGCTGCAGGCATCGGTAAAGGCGTGGATCGCCCGGCTGCGGGACGAGGGACACGGAGTCATCGCCGTCCTCGGTGGGTCTGCCGCTGACGACCTCGACCCGGCGGTGGGGAATGCCCGCTCCCAGAGTTTCAATCATGAGGGCGTAGTTAACGTCATCACGTCGGCCCGGTTGGGAGATACCTGGTACTCCAGCGCCCAGGTTGCTCCGTACATCGCCGGTCTGATTGCCGGGCAGCGGCTGGCTGAGA